GCTAGTATAATGATTCCTAATAATTAGAGATTCTAAATGTATACTCAACAAGAACTTGTAAATATTGCCTCATATGGTGGTGGTTTAGAATTGGATGCTGCTAAACACACAGTCGCAGACCTAACCAATATTGCTTCTTATGCTGCCAGCAAAGGTGCACGAATTACTATCAGCCTTAAGAACAAAAAACTTAGTACAGTAGAAATGACAAATATTGCCTCCTATGGGCAGGGCAGTGTGAGTTATAAAGATATTTACTAATCATCAAGAGCCGCCGAAAGGCGGTTTTTTAATGGGTGAGATTTATGAAAAGACCTTATCCGCCTGAACAAGATAGTCCTTATGCAGATGATGAAGACTTAATCGATAGTGGTGGGCTATTACATTTTGAACCTGCAAATAATGATCTATGGCCTTGGATTGAAGAAACATTTCTTCATGAATGGGGCAAACTTCACAATCCAGATCATGAACACCTTCTAAGCTTTCAGCCCCCTGAGATTTCATTCTTATGGGCTTACGCTAAATGTGAGGCAAAAGATAAACGGGTATATGGTCAAACTGAGAAAGTGATGATTAATGTGGGTGGGTGGCGTAAACAGCGTCAGGAGCTGCAATTGATCAATTGGTTTGGTGATATACCAAAATACATCATCACTCTGGATGCTCGTGTATGTCAGGTCATGAGTGATGTTGATTTCTGTGCTCTTGTTGAGCATGAGCTTTACCATATTGGACATAAGAAAAATAAGGACTCTGGTGAGTTTGAATACACATCTGTCGGAGAACCACGTTTGTTTTTACGTGGGCATGACGTAGAAGAATTTCATGGTGTGGTGCAGCGCTATGGTGCATCAGAAGAAGTTAAGAAAATGGTAGACCTTGCAAATGATGGTCCAACTATATCTCGAGCTAATATTGCTCATGCATGTGGGACATGTTTATTAAAACTTGCGTAGGAGAAGTCTTTACGTAGCTATACAAAGGGGTGATTATGGCAAAACTCACTGAACCTATGAAAATCTTTATAGTTCAAAGTCTTGCTTGTTTTGAAACACCTCAACAAGTAGCTGACTCTGTAAAGAATAATTTTAAGGTTGAGATCGAAAGAATGCAGTGCGCAAATTACGATCCAACCAAGCCAACTGGCGAGAAAATGAGTCAGAAATTAAAGGACTTGTTTTACAGGACCCGCGAAGAATTTAAGGCCAATGTTTATGACATACCTCTAGCTAATAAAGCTGTACGCCTCAATGAATTACAAAAAATGTATGAAGATTGGGGAAAAAATAAAATCATGAAGCAAGGCATCATCAAGCAAATTAAAGATGAAATGCAAGGCCATGATTTACAACTTTTAGATGTAGAGCTTAAAAAATTAGAGATTCAACGTATACGTGATGGCGAAGATGGGGCGGGCGATGATCCAACACCTGTGAAAGTTACTATTCATGTTGTAGATGCGAGTAAAAAAGATGCCGAACATCAATCCGACACTGAATGTGCCTCAGGCTAACTTTCTTCAACTTGAAAATAAATTTCGCGCTTTCGTTGCTGGCTTTGGTTCAGGTAAAACATGGGTGGGTTGTTCAAGTCTATGCGATAAGTCGTGGGAGTTTCCAAAAGTACCATTAGGCTACTTTGCTCCAACATATCCGCAAATTCGAGATATTTTCTTTCCCACAATTGATGAAGTTGCTTTTGATTGGGGTTTGAAGACAAAAATCTATGAATCAAACAAAGAAGTAGATTTGTATTATGGTCGCCAGTACCGAAGCACAATTATTTGTCGATCCATGGAGAAGCCTGCAACAATTGTCGGTTTTAAAATTGGTCATGCACTTATTGATGAACTGGATGTAATGGCAAAAACCAAAGCTCAACAAGCTTGGCGAAAAATCATTGCTCGCATGCGTTACAAGCAAGCTGGATTGATCAATGGTATTGATGTAGCAACAACACCAGAAGGCTTTAAGTTCACATATGAACAGTTTGTTAAAGAGGCTAATTCAAGTGAGGCTAAGCAAAAGCTCTATGGAATGATTCAAGCGTCTACTTATAACAATGAAGCAAACCTGCCAGATGACTACATAGCTTCGCTTTATGAATCTTATCCTCCACAACTTATCTCTGCTTATCTCAAAGGGCAGTTTGTCAACTTAACCAGTGGGGCTGTTTATCCAGACTTTAGCCGAACTTTAAATCACACAGATGAAGAAATAAGACCTAATGAACCTTTGCTCATTGGTATGGACTTTAACGTCTTAAAAATGGCAGCTGTAGTTTATGTCATCCGTGATGGTCGTCCTTTGGCACTTGATGAAATGGTAGGTGTGCGAGATACACCAACAATGGCTGATCTTTTAATTGAAAGATTCCCTAATCATGAAATGACAATTATTCCAGATGCTGCTGGTCAAGCAACCTCATCAAAAAAGTCTAGTGAGTCTGACCACGCTATCTTGAGACAAAAAGGATTAAGGGTAGAGGTAAATACAACTAACCCGAACATTAAGGACCGGATTAATGCAGTGAATGCACTAATCCTTAATGGCAATGGTGAACGTACTCTTCTGGTGAATACAAATAAATGCCCAAGGCTTACAGAGACCTTGGAACAGCAAGTTTACGACGATTTTGGAATGCCAGATAAAAAGTCTGGTTTGGACCATGTAGGGGATGCGGGTGGTTATCCATTGGCTAAGCGCTTCCCAATCATTCGACCAGCAAGATCACTAGATATAGGAATGGTTTTCTAATGCCAGTAAATACTGAACATCAAGCTTACGCGGACATGAAAAAGCGTTGGATAACTATCAACGATGTCTGTGAGGGTTCAAACAAAATTAAAGAACGTGGTGAGTATTACTTGCCAAAGCCAAATGTTACAGCAGATGCTACTCAAAACGACCAGTATTATTTAGCTTACTTAACGCGAGCTGTGTTTTACGAGATTTCGAAAGACACATTAAATAAGATGGTGGGAGTAGTATTTGCGGAAGATCCAACATTCGAACCGGATGGAATGGATTTTCTTAAGTACGATGCAGATGGTACAGGTAAATCAATTTACCAAGTTGCGCAATCATGCCTGCAGGGGTTATTGAAACATGCGCGTGGTGGTCTATTTGTTGATTATCCTACTACTGATGGCAATGTATCTTTACAGCAAGCTGAGAGCTTAGGGATTCGCCCTACAATCGTTTTCTATGACGCTCTAAATATTATCAACTGGAGCCTAAAGCGAGTTGGATCAGTCTATAAGCCTGAACTTATTGTCTTGCATGAGAAGTCCACGGTAAAAGATCCAGAAGACGAATTCTCTAAGAAAGAAATTAATATTTATCGCGTACTTCGTCTTGATGCAAACAATGAATATTACGTTCAGGTTTATACTGATAAGTCAGGGGAGTTGCAGGGCGGTGATATTCTCTATCCAACAAATTCATTAAACCAAAGATGGAATGAAATCCCT